GAGAGTCCAGTTAGAAAGGTCATATCCATCGGATATAAGTTGTCCTACCCAGTTGTCATAAGAATTCATAAGTCCTGTTCCGAATTCTCTGGCAGCCTTACCAATTTTACTGGCAGTTTCTTTTGTTGCACCCATCATCCCATCAGTGGCAGCATTGTGTGTTTTAATACCATCAAGAACAAAACGGGCAACACTATTCAAAAGTCCTTTCTTTTTTGGTTGTTGCTTTGAGGCACTAACCATAGCAGCTTGCCTTTGAAGTGCCGCCTCCTCTTTTGCTTTCTTTTTCGCCGCTTCTTTAGCATCAATCTCTGCTTTCACATCAGCATAAGATTTTCCGCCAATTCTTTTCTTCGCTGCCCTTTCTTCGGTCAAATAATACTCTTCAGAAATATCATAAACAAACTCGGAAAATTCTTCTACACCAAGTTCTTCAATCAGAATTTGAACACCAATTTCATTCAAACCCATTTCACAAAAATAATGAGAGGCAATTTCTACTTCTTCATTAATTACTCGTTGTTGGGTATGAACCTGCTGATAGGCTTCATATAAACCAATAAGTTCTTGATCTCTCATTTTTAGAAATACTTTTTAGTTATTTATTACAGTTCTGTTTTATATGAAAATCCATTTCTCTTTTCAAATTTAGTTACAGAAGTAAATTTATCCTGCATTCCTTCCTTATGAGAAATTACAAATACATTAACATCCTTTATTACATATTGAATAATTTTTAGAAACTCTTCTGTTCCAAAACTATCAAGAGAACTATCAAAAATTTCATCAAAAATCAATAGATTACAGTTTGCCGAATTTTTTAATCTAGCAACCTCACGCCAGGCAAATACCAGAGCAAGATTAATTTTTGCTTTTTCACCTTCACTAAAAGAACTATAAGAAAAATCTTCGTGAATTGGAGATTTAATACTCTCATTAAATTCTTCATCAAGATGGAAATTAATATAAAAATCCATCATCTGCAAATATCGATTTACCTGCTGATTAATAAAGGGAAGATATTTTTTAATGATTTTTGTCTTAACTCCGTCATCCTTGAGTAAAGAATAAGCAAAATCATAATTAACTATTTTTTCCTTTTTTTCAGAAATGTCTTCAATTGTTTTTTGAAGATTTTCCCTGAATTCATCTAATTTGCAGTTTTCAATATTTCTATTTTTAAGTTGTTCGGTAATTTTTTGAATTTGAGATTCAAGATCTCGCATCTGTCTTTGATTAAGTGAAATTCGAGTATTGTTTTGAGAAACTTCATGATTTAGTTTTGTAATCTCCTTTGATAAAAGTGTAAATTGACGCTCTCGTTCTTGTTCAAATTTAATTGTATCATCAAGTTCCTGAAACCCCTTCTGAAGTTCCTTTGCCTTGTTTTGAGCATCTTCAATTCTATTTAACCTAAAGTCCTCTTCAATTGTTTGAGTGCAGGTAGGGCATACCGAATTTTCTGTAAAAAATTTATGCTCTTTAGTTATGGTAGATACTTTTTGAGAAATCTTACCCTTAAGATTATTCAATTTAATTAACTTATGATCTGCTCCGGTGACTTCTTCTTGTTCCTTAATATACTTAAATATTTCTTCTTCTGTTGAAGAATTATTTCTCATATAAATGTCAATTTCAACATTTAACTTAGAAATTTTTTCTTGATTTGCATCTATATTAGCATTACCACGATTTTCAAGTTCTTCAATAAAGTTTTTCTGCATAGTAACTTTATCATTAAGATTTTGTTTTCTTAATTCTAAAGATTTAATTTCATCTTTCTGTTGGCGAATTATTTCCTTAATCAAAGTATTCATTACTGAAAATATTCTTATATCCAGTAAATCTTCAATCACCTCACGACGATTAGCAGTCGTCAGTTGCATAAAGGGAACAAATGTGCTACTTCCTAAAATGACTATTTGTGTAAAAGATTTATAATTGAGTTTTAAAATATTATCTTCAAGAATTTTTTGATTAAGACGATCATCAGACTCTTTATGAAGAGCAACCCCATTTACTATAATATCAAAAACACCCGGCTTAATTCCTCGACGAACCAAATATTCCCGACTATTTACAGAGAACTCAATTTCAACAAGACAATCTTTTTCATTTGTCGTATTAATTAGTTGATTTTTATTAATTTTACGAAATGCCTTATTGAATAAAACAAAGGTTAAAGCATCCAATACAGTACTCTTACCTGCACCATTAGTCCCAACAATCAAATTTGTTTGTTCTTTTTGAAAATCAATCTCTATAAATTGATTTCCAGAACTTAAAAAGTTTTTATAACTAATTTTTTTAAATATTATCATTTTTAGGAGGAATTACAATATCATTTGGAGTAATTACGGCATACTTATAATTATTAATTTGACAAGTCTTTATAGCAAGTTTAGAGTCAACTTCAATAATATCCATTTCCTTTTCATAATTTTCATCATACTCTAGCATCATAGCATATCGAATTGCATCATCTTCTTCTTGAAATAAAAATAAAACCTTTTCTCCATATCGATCTTGTACTGCATATGCGCCATCATCTTTCCGACCCTTGAGAGTGAGAAGAAACATTTTATTCGATTTCACATGCCTGTTTGTATAAATTTTCAAATATGCCTTTGATAATATTCTTATCAAAATTAAATTCCGACTCATCAATATATCGATTTAAAACAGAAATTGTATTCTCTTCTTCTTCGACTACAAAATCCTCATTTTCTTTAATTTCAAAATTTTCAACAATTTTTAAATCTTGAACTCCAATCTTATAAAGATTGTCTATAAATTTTTCAAAACTTTTTGGTTTTGATTTTTTACGAACAATTACTTTTACGATTTTATTTGAATATTTTGATGCATCAAATGTTTGATATGGAGTATCATCATAATAAATGTTGTAAAATAATTTATATGGGTTGTTGACTGGGGTATGTATTAAAGTTTCAGTATCAAAAATATGAAATCCACGAATATCATTGACATCAGTCCAATACATTTCATAAGGATTACCAAGATAAAAAATCTTTCCATTATCGGAACGAGTATGATAGTGTCCGGAAAATACCTTTTCAAATTTTGAAAAAATATTTGAGTCCATACCATGATCATCCATCACAAGGTGTTTATTTACATAAAATCCCTGAAGTTCAAGATGACCCATCGAAATCTTTGCATTTGACTTTTGAATTACCTTTAAAGTTTCGTCATAGTTCTCACTACAAATCCAGGGAATTAAAGTTATATCAATTCCACCAATTTTAGTATTTGTGGGAGAACTATAAGTTTTTATATTCGAATAATCCTGAAGAAGAAGTTCTGGAGAATTGACGTGATTTGAATCTTTAAAATAACAATCATGATTACCCACAAGCATATGAACTTCATATTTTTTAAGTGGATCAAATACAACTCTCTTTGCCCATTCTAAACTTTGATAATCAATTGATTTACGACTATCAAAAACATCTCCCATATGAATAACAGTTTTTATTTCATGTTCTTCCAGAGTGGGAAAAAATACATTTTTATAGAATAACTCAAAATAATCATGAAGATGTTTAGAACCTTTTTTTGCGCCGTAATGAGTGTCCGTAAGAATTGCTACCTTCATCGATTTCCGTTTCTATACTGAATAGCATCTTTCATACTGTTGTATTCACTATTGTTTCCTGAAAGTAATCCATCATCAACAGTCATAACTTCATCAAATCCGGTTCTTTCAATAATTTTAGTCTTAATTTCCAATTGTTTCTTTTCTTTTTGAATTCTTCTCAAAAATGCATAGTGAATAATTTGTGTAAAATACGCAAATGGATTTTGAGACCTTTCTGGATTAAAATTATGAATATATTGAACACAATTTTCAATTCCATCAGAGCACATATCCTCTCTAAACATATAATTCACAAAATTTGGTTTATATGAAAGGTGTGTGGCAATTTTTAAAAAACATTCCCCAAGATAATTTGGAATTCTGGGTTTTCCTTCCCATGCACCAGACTTAGGTGGATACTTATCATACTTCTCAAAGTATATCTCTGATGCCTTTTCGACTTTAGATTTATAAACAATAAGAGCTTCCAGTAGCTCTTTATTATTTACATAATGTTCTGATTTCTTTTTTGGCATAGCATCGGACTTCTTGTGTGAGTTCTGCTTTATTATAACATATCTTTATAGGGCTTGACAAGTCTTCGAAATCTGTATAGAATAGGTTTGTTGCTTTTGAAGGGTAAATATTAGAGTTCTTTACAATCCTTAAAGAGATTTTCCAAATTCTTTCTTGCTTCCTCTACAGAAGTGACATAACCTTTTACTGTTGAAGGATTTACTTCACCATATGACTTATATACTTCTTCATCTGAATTATTAAGATAATACTCATATAATTGAATTAATCTACTTTCCTTTGTTTCAGTCATTGTTATTACCTTATCAAATTTAATAAAAAATATATCATCATTTGTCATTTCCATCCAAGGATTTATTTTGACATAATAATGCCCAGTAGAAGATACTGATGGTTTCATAATCACTGGATTTTGTAAAATAATAATTGGATCATCATTATTTTCATCTATCATAATTAATGATAAAATTTCTTCACCAGATACTAATTTCAAAATACAATAAAACTCATCTCCCATTAGTTTTTTAGCGGTATGTTTATAATGTCGTAATTAAAGTTTTCTTCGGAATATATTTTAATCCTTTCAACTAAATGATTTAAGGTATAATTTTTTCTTGATTTGTAACTTATATCATCAGCAATATCATATAATGTTGCCTTTATTTTATTATCACCTTTTCTTAAGACTCTTCCAATTGACTGAAGATTTCTTATTCTAGATTTACTTGGGGATGCAAATACCACATTATGCAAATTTTTAATGTTAATTCCAGTTGAAAAAGTTCCATAAGATGCAACAATAATTGCATTATTTTCTCTTTCTGTAATTTCACGAACCAATTCTCTTTCTTCTGTATTCACACCACCATGAACAAAGAATACTTGGCGATCATCAGTCTTGCTACTATTTATAAGTTCATATAAAGGTTGTCCGTGCCCTTCAACTCTCGCAAATAGAATTAAAGTATTTCCCTTTAAATCAATGGCAAGGTTTTTAATAAAATTATTTCTTTTTTGGTGATTAATTAGATATTGAATTTCATCTTCATATAATTCAAATCTTTGTGGTAAATGTTTAAGCAATAAAACTTTAATATCTAATTTTGCTAGATGACCTTTTTCCATTAGTTCATCTGTTTTTATAATTTTATATGAGGGTCCAAATAAACCTTCCAGAACCCATTTATTAACTTCAATACCGTCAAGTGTTCCAGTAAATCCAAATCTATATTTTGAATCACATAATTTAGTCATTATTGAAACAATACTCTTAGCCTTTGCAGTATGACACTCATCAACAATCACACAATTAAATTTTTCAAAGTATTTTTTTGGC